ATTATTTATTTCCTTTTATAGCTTGTTTAACTGTGTCAAACATTCGGTCGCTATAATCTTCTGTTATCCCGGGTACCGCTTTAGCTATTGTAGGCTCTGCTACGTAACCGTGTACCTTAACACCCTCCGGAAAAACTCCTGTGCTTTTCCATTGGTTGCCAATCCATTTTTTATATACACGTCTTTTAAGTTCTTTGGCAGGAAACATTACACCCTGAAAGTTTTTATCCATATTTAAACTATTACCTTGTTTGCGATTAAAAAAGTTTACATATTGATACTCACGTCCAAATTCTAAAGATCGAACAAATTTATTAGTTTTACGTATATCTAAGAACGCAACCCTATCTGTACCTCCACCGACAAAACCTTTGGCTCCTTGTGTTTTTTTGGGTACGGATTTTCCGTTTACGCTTTGTTTTAATGCCTGTGTACGAGCTGCGGTTTGAACTTCTTTAGAAATTTCTTTATGTAAGCCTCTAAGTGCTTTTCTTACTTCTTTACCTTGTTCTAAATCTCGTAAACCTTTTATAGTATCGTTTAAACCGTCCACGGCTATACCCGAACTACTTGTAGTTTTAAATATACCTTTAGCCATTATTTTCTTCCGCTCTTTTTTGTAGTGAATTTTGTAACGCTAAAAACATTGGGAGGGGTAACTCCGCAACATCTATTGGGTTTAACCCGGCGGCCAAACTTATGTCAGCTATTAATTCTAAGTAATAGCCACCGGTTACTCCGGGTCTTCGCCACCTAAACCGTCTATAGTAGCGACGGTATTTAGCCATTTATCAAAATCATCGGTTACGCCGGTACGCTTACTAGCGTTCCAACATAAAAACATTAATTCCTCAAAACTTAGATTTTCTAATTCGCTCGCAGGTCGTTGTCCAAACTTACGTTCTAAAGCTACAAAATCTATTGGCCTTAACGTTACTTCCTTTTTAGTGTTGTCGTCTAATACAAGTGTGAGTTGGTGTAACCCCTGTATAGTCGCCATACTAAGAAGTAGCTCTTGTTATTGTGCCGCTAGTTGGAAAACTAACAGAAAAACTTGCTAACTCTCCTACACCATTAGCCACCGGTTGGTGTTGGTTTACCAAAACACTTCCGGAATAACTAGGGTTAGTAGCGCCAACAGATCCCGCGTCAGCCTTTAAGACGAAAGTAGTAACAGTTCCTAAAAGTGGAAACAATGTTACGTCTACTTCACTAGAGGCGAAATCTTGTTGGAAATCAATACTTAAAGTACCGTCCTTAAGACCGCCTAATCTACTCTTAAAAGTTTGACCGAATGCAGTTTCTTCTATTTCGTCTGCCGTAATATCTAAAGTAACGCTAGCTATGTGATCTGAAAGGTTTACACTATTCAAAACTAGGCTTGCGTTATTTAATACAAACTTTGCCAATTCTATCTCCTTTTCTTATAGAATAATTTTACGTCCTATTGATCTTAACGAGCGTAGTATGACATATTAAAAAAACCCGGGCTACATATAAACCCGGGTTTTTCCGTACGTAATTAACTAGGGAGTTAATTTACGATTTTAAACAAGCTTTAATAAATTTATCATAATCAAAATTAGCATTATCTTCTTCAAATCTCATAGCTAAATTATTCATTAATTGTTCTAATGTCAATGTGTCGCTATCTTTACTTATTTTTAACTTATACAATTCATTAATTTCTTCTGCTATTAATACATAATATTTTCTACTTAACGCCATTATTTACCTCCTACTAATACAAAATGTTTTTCATAACATTTATTACACATACGACTATAAAATCTTCTAGGGTCTTCAAATTTTTCATATATATCGACCATAATTAATTTTTCACAACTTTTACAATTTATTTCTTGACTCATTATTTACCTCCTAGTAACTGTTTTTATAATTTTGTATAACCATTTAGTTTATATTTTTTTGTTGTTGCCCAACACGAAAAACACAACCACGCTTTTTTTTCAGTTATTTTGTGTAAAACTTCTATAACATTCCAATTATATTCTTTACATACTTTACAATTCATTATTACTCCCTAGTAACTGTTTTCTATTTGTTTTAAAGCTAATCTAACTTTTACGGTATTAACTAACTTTGTGTTTATATTGTTTTGATCTAAAACTTCTAATAGCGTAATACTTTTAGTATTAGAGTTTAGGTTTGTGTCTAAAGCTATAAATTTTACCGCTTTAGTTTCTATTTTATTTAGTGTCATTTTTACTCCCTAGTAATTGTTTTATAAGTTAATTATATACTAGTTAGGTAAAATATGTCCGGTTTTATTGGGTTTCTAGGAGTTTTTTTTTAAATATAAACGTTAGGCTAACTTACTAAGGAGCTATATTTACGCCCGGCAAATCGCTTTTAAATGCCCTCTTTGTGCGTTTAGGCTATGCCGATTGCCGCGTGGATAGACAAAGACGGGTTAGTACCGCTAACGGTATAATTTAACCTAAAAAAAGTATCAGTTATAGCGCCCGCAACTTTTTTGATTTCGCTATTAATAGCGGTAATACTTGTAAAGGTTGCTCTATCTGTAGGGCTTGTAAAATCTCCATTATCATCGGATTGTAATTTAAAAGTAATTGTTGGCGTACTTGTACCGCTTACCCCGTAACAATGTACTACGGCATAAAGGTTTTCAGTAGCTCCGACCGCTCCTAATTGTACGCCCGCGCTATTACCTGTTGCCGTAATGTCACCGTCTAATTGTATAGTACCCCTTACAACTGCATCGGTGGAGTTACTTTTACTTAGTGTAAATGGTGCTATGTCACCTATGCTACCTAATATGTTATAACTAAATAATTTTGACTTTAAAAAATAGGCGGTATTACCTACACCCGCGTCCGGTATTACGCTAACTATAATTTCGTTTCCTACGCTAGCTCCTAGTAGTGCGTCCGGTTTTTCTACACCGGCTTCAAAAAAACCGTCTATATTAAGGCTACTGTCTTTTAGACCGCCAAGTAATTCTCTAAAGCCTCCGCTATTTATAGTAGTAACGTCAAGTTCATCTGCGGTAATATCTAAAGTAACCGAATTAGTATGTGAGCTTAAATCGTATCCTCCTAAAAATAATTTACCGTCTGTAAAAACGTATTTAGCCATTAGTCTTTATCCTTTTTAATTTTTTTAATTTCTTTATTTATTTTTTTATTAATATCTTTTTTTGTTATGGCCTCTATGTGACCGGCCTTTGTTAATGTTATTATTTTGTTTAAATCTGTTAGCTCAATAATTGAGCCGGGGTCTTTGTCGTCTATTTGTTTAGTTCCTATTATTTTAAATTTTGGCATTAACTTGTTCCTTTAGTGTAAACTTCTAGGCTTATGTTTGCTCCGATAGCGTCTATTCCGTTAAGGTTAACGTCCCCGGCGTAATTACTTACCCCGGTTACAGTAGCATCGGTATCGCTTAAACCTAATGTTCTATTATTAAATATAGCCTGCCTTAGAGAGCTACCGCCGGCTCCTGTAATATATAAGTCTAGAGCGTCTTGTGCCGTACGGCTTTCGCCTCGTTGTACCGCAACTAAAATATCAAAATTATAAAGATCTGTACCTCTTTGCATAGCTAAACCGAAACTAATTGTCGTAGGTAAAACAATAGCTACCGGAAAGTTAATTGAGTAATCCGGAACTACATCGTAAACCCTTAAACCGTCAATATTATTTTCCAAAGTTGTTTTTAAGCCGTCGCGTATTTGTTGTAAACTAGCCATTAAGCAACACCCAAAACGCTACCTTTTCTAAATGGTACTAACAAGCGAGTAACTTCTCTATTTTGTTGTACGTTAACAACACCAAAGTCGCCTACACCCGCTACACCTAAAGGAGCATTTCTCATAGCAAAAAGTTCACTAGCTAGCATTTTACAAGCGTATTTTATAGGCTCCGGCGTTGCCGCGTAACCCCATTTAGCGGTCACTTGTGCGTAAGGCCTGTTACTTGTTACGCTTCTAGGCCATTCATATTCGCCGTCACTTAGTAATTGTATAATGTAAAAAGGGCTACCCTCTATACCGTCTACTACACCGTTAAGAGGTAAAAGTTTATATTCTGCGGCCGGTACTGTTGTTTCGTATGTACCGTCGTCGTTATCGTCATATTTAATTACTAGGCCGGTAATACTTGAAATGTCGTCAACGTATAGCCTGTAATAATCTCTTGTGAAATATTCTCTAGAGGTAGCGTTAGCGTCCGCGTAAAACTTACGACCGCAAAATGCGTCTATTTGTCTACTAGCTCCGTTAATAGCGTTATCTAATAAGTCATCGTCTACGCTATCGCCCGTAGGTATACCAACAAAAGTTTTAAGATCGTTTTGGGTTATATACCCGTTAACTATAGCCATAAATTATTTTCCTTTACGGCCTTTAGACTTACGACCTTTCATTTTTTTTGTACTTCCGTATCCTACACCTTTTGGCATAATTACTTCTTCACTACTTTTTTTTCGGCTTTAGGTTTGTTACTAGCAGTTTCAATTTTTCCGCCCAAGTCTTTAATAGCTTTTTTAACTTCTTCTGCACGTTTTGCCTTTCCGTAAATTTCGTAATGTTTTAATTCTTCTTTTAATGCTTTTATTATTTCTTTATTACTCATTTTTTCTTTCTATACGGTGTAAGTGTCCGTTGCCGGACACTAACACCAATTTAATTTATCTACTTCTTATTAGAAAGTAGGTGGAACGAAACCTGTTCCGGAAACATAAGCTGCTCCCGCTGGGTATCGACCGGAGGCAAACGCGGAATATCCATAAACTACCATTTTTGTAGTTAGGTTACCTGCGTTAGTTTCCTCAAATTTGAGTTGCATAACTCCGTCCTCAAATACTTTGAGGTCGTCCATTTTGATTGCCCAAACTAAATCCTCATTACCACCGGCGCCACCGTTTGTTTGAACGTTTGCGTCTGTAATAACGGGTAGGCCTAGTAAAGTACCAACTACGTTTCCGTAAGCGGCCGCTTCACCAACGCCTATTGCGTTGTCCGGGTTATTACCTTGCGGCAATACCAATGGTCTACTATTACCGTCAACTCCTGCGGTAAAGAAACCCCAACGTCTAGGATGCATACAAATAACTGTCGCCGGTGCAAATCTGTTTGAGTTAACAGTTTGTACTGCGTTAGCTAGTTTAGGAAATGCCTCAGCTACGGTAGGGCTAGCGTCTGTATAAGTGATAGCTCCAATTCCTGCAACTTGAATCATTCCTGTGTGCTGTCCGTTTGCGCCTGTTCCTGTCCACATTTGTTGGTCTAATGTAGTGTAATAAGCTGAAAGTAAGTCTTGGAAAATTACATTCTCTAATGAGAATCCACTTCCGCCACCTCTTTCAAGAGCTTGTCTTGAAACATCTTGTTGACCTGCGATTGTGTTAACCGGTACAGTCAATAAAGTGTCATCAATATCTGTTTCAGATACGGCTGCGTTTTCTGTTGCTTGAGGAGCTGTTGTTGATCCTGTTGTAATTCTAGAAACTTCTATTTGGTTTCCGAATTGAGGCAACTGCTCTTTGGAGGCCGCATTATAAAACGCGGATCCTGCTCTTGCAATAGGAGCGTACATATCTAACAAGTACTGAGGAACTACTAAGCCGGTAAAGGCTCCCGTTCCAACATCTCTTGCTTCGTGTTCTTGGTGAGAATTAATTCTTTCAGAAGCTTTATAGTCACCTTTACGTGAACTATAAGCGTCTTTAATAAAATTGTGCTCTCCGCCTTCTCTATAAAGATCCGGCTCCTTAATTTCAGCGCGGGTTTCAGAAATATCTTCTTCTTTAATATCTAAAGATTTTCTGCTTTCCTCTACTTCTTTAAGGTTTTTACGCACTTCCTCTTGTGACTTAATCTGTCCGTCTAAAACTTTGATTTCTTCCAAAAGCTCGTTAGATCTAACAATTTTGCCGTCTAAATCTTCGCCTTTTTCCATATCGTCCATTTCAGTAACTAAACCATTAAGTTCAAGAGTTTTTGCGTCTCTTTCTTCTATTAATTGTTTCATTAATTTATCCTTTTAGTTATTTACAATACGTAAGGTGGAAGTTAATCTTCCGGCGTTACGTCTTTTAATAACCCGTTTCTTTTCATCTTAATTTTTAAGATTTCTATATCCGGATTACTTTCAGAACGTATATCTAATTCGCTTTCTTTTTCTAGCTTGTTAATTATCTGTTCTAAAACTTCAATAGCTCTATCTCCACTACGCGCCTCAACTAATTCTTTTTGATATTCTCCTAAATCTACTCCGCGTAAATTAGCTCCCGCCCAACTGTTAGCCGGGTAAGTTACTACACTTACGTCGAATAGTCTTACTTCTTGAACATCTCTAACTTCGCCGTTAAAATCATCGCGCACTGCTGCGAATGCAAAACTCATTTGATCTAAGTCTCCGCGTTTCATAGCACTTGCAACTTCTGCAACTGTAGGGTTGTTAGGATCTAATTCCGCCTCTACGTATAGCCCGTAATCATCTTCTTCTAAACTTAAAGTACCGCTAGAGCTACGAGCTAAAGGAATGCCGTCGTGGTTTACTAAAAACCTCACGTCATCTTGCTCTTGTAATGTTTTTTTAAATGCTCCGGGTTTTATTGTTTCAGTATAAGCGCCCTTGCTATCTCTTACGCCGTAAGGCTTGTCAAATACGCTTGCGTAACCACTAAAGTTATAAGTTAACTCGCCGTCGTTTTTTTCTCTTATTTCTACGTTAGCTAAGGTAAAGCTACGATTTTCAGTTTCTTTATTCACGGTATTAATCCTACTTTGTTTATTAAGTATTTTAGTCGTTTGTGACATAGCCTTTACTTTAATGTCATAATTTCTGTCCTCTTTGTTTAATTGATCTACTTTTCTTTTTGCCCAATCTCCTGCTTGAGTAGGGTTAGTCCAAGGATTACTACCCCATAGTAAAA